CGTGTCCTTGTGTTCGAGCTGTGTGGCGACGTCGGGGCCGCACAGACTGTTCATCTGCGCCTCGGTCAGGTCGGCCTCAAAGTTGTTCTGCTCGAGCACCCCGTTGGCCTGCGTGTCGGTGAACATCTCCTCGGGGGTCACGCCCAGTACCGTCGCGATGCGGCGGGCGGCGTCACTCCAGTCGCCGTTGTGCCGCTTCGGCATGCGACGCATCTTGACGATGGCGTTGACGGCCACCACGCCGAGGCCAGCGCGGCGCGCCAGCTCGGTCTGCGATGGGATGCCGCGATCTGACATCAGTCGGAGGATGCGCCCGTTGCTGATCGAGATCTTGATGCGGTAGTCGCTCACGTCGGTGTCTCCGTGGTGTTCTGCGCGGCGGACCGCGTGGCGAGGGTGAGGCTGTCGATCAGCACCCTGATCTTGGCGTCGCGATCGACGAGGGCCGCGTTCTGGATGTCGTAACGCTTGGCCCAGTCGCTCACCTCCTCGCGCAGCCGCCTGATGGCAAGGTTTGCGACGAACAGATCATGCTTCAGTTCTTCTTTCTTCACGTGTCGATCTCCTGTCCTGCGTCCCTGTAGTCGTCCCACACGGCCGCGAGGACGTCCGCGTAGGTGTAGGTGACGCCGCTGGCCTCCAGTGCGTCCTCAGTGGCCTCCAGCGCGTCGTGCAGGTCGCCTGCCTCGTCTCCCGGCTGGAAGTAGAGCGATCGGCGCTCGGCGTGGTGCGTGAGCGTGGTGCCGAAGCGGTCGCTGTTGATGGTGATGTCTCCGAAGCGCATGGTGGTGTCTCCCGTGTGCGTTGCTGATGTCTCTGTGTAAGCGGGTGCTTGCGGCCCGTCAACAGTTATTTTGCATCACGTGCATTATTTTGCGTGCTGTGCAGCGTACAGCGTTTCGCAGCGTTTCGCGTCATGCTGTATGCTGCGGCAGGCGTGGGAGTGCAGCGCGCCCCTACACCGTTTGGGGGCTATACAAGTGTATACCCCCGGTGGAGGTGCACGCTGCACCGAGCCGGTGTAAGTTGTGATGCAGGTTTCGGGGTGCAGCGTCTCACCTTTCGTTCTACATCATTTCGAGACGCTGCGTGTCTGGCGGTGTGCGTGTCAGGGGTATTGTGATGTGCGTGATGTAATGCTAACGGTGGTGTAGAAGGAGACAGAGAATGCTTGCACTGAAACGCCGAACCCCCAGAGACTTCCGCCTCGTCACGCCCACACAGCCGTGGACGGATGCATTCATCATCGAGCAGGGCGCGATTCTTGCCTTGCTCTCAGATCGCGTCACTCACGCCGACTTCGTCAAGCATTGCTTCGGTCAGTTGCCGAGGGGGTCGGGGAAGCGTGACATCCGCAGGCAGACTATCCTCCGCGCGCTCTACCGGATGCTTGACGCGGGCAAGCTGCCGTTCAAGATTGAGGGTGACTGTTTCGTGTTCTGAAGCGCGGGGTGTTGCAGACGCGGCGCTGCGGTGTTATCTGTGTGTCACTCACTGGTAGTCCTGCCACGCAGCGGAGCACGCAGATCATGCCGTATCCGGCGAAGAAGAACCCCAAGCTGTTGGCCGAGGTCGTCGAGCGCATTGCGCTGGGTCAGACGCTTGCCGCGCTGGGTCGTGAGCTTGGGTTTCATCCGACATCGTGGGGCGAGTGGTGTCGCGCAGACGAAGCCCTCGGCATCGCGTATGCGCAGGCGCGGGAGACCGGACAGGACGTGATCGCCGACGAGGTGATGCAGATCATCGACAGCGTGCCGGCGCAGAGCGAGGAGATACAGCGCGCCAAGCTGCGCGCTGAGATGCGTCTGAAGCTCCTCGCCAAGTGGAACCCGAAGCGTTGGGGCGATCGCCTCAGCACCGAGCTGTCGAACAAGGAAGGCGAGACCCTCAAGGTCGAGGGCACCGCCGACACCGCCGCCATCGCAGCGTCACTGGCTGCCGCGATGCGTGACGCAAAGAGGGGCGACAAGTGATGAACTGGAACTGGGGCTGGCTCCGTGGCACTCCACGGGTCGCAGATCAGCAGGAGCGCATCGCGCAGCTTGAGGCAGACGCTGTAATCGCCGAGCGCACCATCGAGAGCATACAGCGTCACTGCGACCTGCTCGCCGATCGGTACGACAAGATCCGCGTGACGAACGAGCAGTTGCGCGGCGCCCTCGACCTGTACCGCGACGACCACCGCCGCCACTGATGGCCACGGCGCTGACCTTGCCGAGCGGGAAGGCGATGCCACGCGGCGCCGCCGACCTCGCCACGCTCGTCAGCGGCCTGCCTCACGACATGCAGATGTACCTCGACTGGCAGCGCCGGTGGAGCGCCACGGCGCGACCGAGCCAGTTGCTGCCCGAGACGGACTGGACCGAGGCGGGCATCCTCGCCGGGCGCGGCTTCGGTAAGACGCGCGTCGGTGCCGAGTGGATCACGCGGGCCGCGTATGAGGACCCGTCGGGCTTCGACAGCGCGGTGATCGCGCCGACGTACAGCGACGTCAAGTTCACGTGCTTCGAGGGCGAGAGCGGCATCCTGTCCGTGCTGCCGCCTGATCTGCTGATCGAGCACAACAAGAGCGACATGATCGTCAAGATCAAGAACATCGCCGGCGGTGTCAGCACGATCCGGGGCTTCACGGCCGAGAAGCCCGAGCGGTTGCGCGGTCCCCAGCACACGAGGGGCTGGTTCGATGAATTGGCCGCGTGGATGTACGCCGAGGACGTGTGGGACATGGCGATGATGGGCATGCGCCTCGGCTCCGCGCCGCAGGTGCTGTGGACCACGACGCCCAAGCCGCGCGAGATCATCCGCAAGCTGACCGCGCCGCAGGACAAGCGGATCATCGTGCGCGGATCGACGTTCGACAACAAGGCGAACCTGCCGGACAGCTTCTTCAAGCAACTCGAGCAGTACGAAGGCACAGTCATCGGCCGGCAGGAGCTGCACGGCGAGCTGGTCGATCCGGAGGAGAGCGGGATCATCAAGCGATCGTGGTTCAACTTGTGGCCCGCGAAGAAGGCGTTGCCCCGGTTCGACTGGATCATCATGTCCCTCGACACGGCGTACACCGAGAAAAGCGTCGACAAGAAGGGCGACCCTGATCCGACGGCCTGCTCGACGTGGGGCGTTTTCGATTACAAGCAGATGAGCCACATCATGCTGCTCGACTGCTGGGAGGACCACCTCGGGCTGCCGGCGCTGATGAAGCGCGTCAAGAAAGAGCTGAACGTGGCGTACGGCGACGACGAGGATCAGGCGCTGATCAAGCCGCTGTTCGGCGCGTCGAAGCCGATGACGAGCGGCCGCAAGCCGGACATCCTGCTGATCGAGGACAAGGGCAGCGGCATCAGCCTGCGCCAGATGCTGGCCGAAGTCGGCATCGAGGCATACGCGTACAACCCGGGGCGCGCCGACAAGCTGAGCCGCCTCCACATCGTCAGCCCGGTGTTCGCGCAGAAGCGCGTCTGGCTGCCCGAGAGTGAGAAGTTCCCCGGCAAGGCGCGCACGTGGTGCGACGCCGTGGTGACCCAACTCTGCTCGTTCGTCGGCGGCGGGAGCATCAAGCACGACGACCACGTCGACGCCTGCACGCAGGCCATCCGGCTGTGTCTGGACAAGGGCCTCATCCGCCTGATAAAAGACAAGCCCAAGGCGGCTGGCGATCGGCCGCCACCTCGGGTCGTCACCAACCCGTACAGCCAGTGAGGACTGACGCATGATGGACGACGAAGACGACATCGACACCGAGGGCGAGATGGTCGAGATCGACGACGAGGAGATCTCCGACGTCGAGGACACCGAGGACGGTGGCGCGATCGTGCGTCTCGGCGAGGAGGCGACCGACGCCGACAGCGAGTTCTACGCCAACCTCGCCGAGGACATGCCAAACAGCGAGCTGAACGCCCTGTCGACGCGCTTCCTCGACCTGATCAGCAAGGACAAGGAGGCCCGCAAGAAGCGCGACGAGCAGTACGAGGAGGGCATCCGCCGCACCGGGCTGGGCGACGACGCGCCCGGCGGCGCGCAGTTCCAAGGCGCGTCGAAGGTCGTGCACCCGATGATGACCGAGGCCTGCATCGACTTCGCGTCGCGCGCCATCCGCGAACTGCTGCCTCCGCAGGGTCCGGTGAAGGACCTGATCGAGGGCGAGGTCACCGTCAAGAAGCTGCAGAAGGCCAAGCGCAAGACGCGCATGATGAACTGGCAGCTCACGGTGCAGAGCAAAGAGTTCCGCAGCGAGATGGAGCAGATGCTGACGCAGGTGCCACTCGGCGGCGCGCAGTACCTCAAGATGTCGTGGGACGAGGCGCGCAACCGCCCGGGCTTCCTGTTCGTTGCCATCGACGACATGTACCTGCCGTTCGCCGCAACCAATTTCAACAGCGCGCAACGCAAAACGCACGTGCAGTACCTCACGCAACTCGACTACGAGGAACGTGTAAAGTCTGGCATGTACCGCGACGTTGAGCTGACGCCGCCGGGCATGGAGCCGGAGCGTTCGGCTGCAGACGTGGCCAACGACAAGATCGAGGGGCGCAGCGACACCAGCTACAACGAGGACGGCCTGCGCACCGTGTTCGAGATACACGCCGTGGCTGACGTCGAGGGCGACGGCAATGCGCCGTACATCCTCACCGTCGACAAGCCGAGCGGCAAGGTGCTGTCGATCTACCGCAACTGGGACGAGAACGACGAGAGCCGCGAGCCACTGGCGTGGTTCGTGGAGTTCCCGTTCATCCCGTGGCGCGGCGCATACCCGATCGGCCTGCCGCACATGATCGGTGGCCTCAGTGCCGCCGCGACGGGCGCCCTGCGCGCCCTCATGGACAGCGCGCACATCCAGAACGTGCCGACGATGCTGAAGCTGAAGGGCGGCACGCGCGGCGGCCAGACGCTGAACATCCAGCCGACGCAGGTCGAGGAGATCGAGGGCGGCATCAACATCGATGACGTGCGCAAGATCGCCATGCCGATCCCGTTCAACCCGCCCAGCCCGACGCTGTTCCAGCTGCTGGGCTTCGTGGTCGACGCCGGCAAGGGTGTCGTCCGCACGTCGATGGACAACCTCGCCGACCAGAACCCCAACGCCCCGGTCGGCACGACACTGGCCCTTATCCAAGAGGGCATGACGGTGTTCTCGGCCATCCACGGCCGCCTGCACGACGCCATGGCGCGCGTGCTGGACATCCTGCACCGCCTCAACGGCATGCACCTCGACGACGACGACACCGAGCGTGAGGTCGGCGAAGAGCTGGCCACGCGCGCCGATTTCCAAGGTCCCATGGACGTGGTGCCGGTGTCCGACCCGGCCATCTTCAGCGAGGCGCAACGCTTTGCGCAGGTGCAGGCCGTGTCGGCCCGGGCGGCAGCGATGCCGCAGCTGTACAATCAGCGCAAGGTCGAGGAGCGGCTACTCGAGACGCTCCGCGTGCCGAACTACAAGGAGCTGCTCGTCCCGCCGATGGAGCCGAAGCAGCAGAATGCCGTCAACGAGAACGTCACGGCCACCATGGGCAAGCCCGTCATCGCGTTCCCGGAGCAGGACCACATCGCGCACCTCAAGACGCACCTCGCGTACATGACCAGCCCGGCGCTGGGCGGCAGCGAGCTGATCGCACCGCAGTACCTGCCGGTGATCATGACGCACCTCAGGGAGCATGTCGCCCTGTGGTACGCCTCGACCGTGCTGGACTTGGCCGAAGACACGAGCGGCGTCGACATCAGCGAGGAGATGAAGCTGCTGAAGGACCACGAGAGCCGGCGAGCCTTCGACCGCATGCTGGCCGAGGCGTCGCAGAGCGTCGTCATTGAGGCCGGCAACATCTTCGCCTCGCTGCCGCCCGTCATCGCGCAGGCGATGCAGACGATGCAGCAGTACGCGCCCCAGCCGCCGCAAGATCCGCGCACGGCCATCGAGAGCCAGAAGCTGCAGGCGCAGACGCAGCGTGATCAGGCGCAGATGCAGATGCAGACGCAGCGTGATCAGGCGCAGATGCAGGCTGATGCGCAGAAGGCGCAGGCGCAGATGCAGATCGAGGGGCAGCGCATGCAGCTCGATGGGCAGAAGGCGCAGGCGCAGATGCAGCTCGAGGGGCAGAAAATGCAGGCACAGGCCGCGCAAGATCAGGTCGAGCAGCAACTGCAGGCGCAGAAGCTGCAGATCGAGCAACAGCTGGAGACGATGCGTCAGGACCGCGAGGATGCCCGCAAGGCGGCAGAACTCAACGCGCGCCTGACGATGAACCAGCAGGATAACCAGACGGCGATGCAGCTCGCACAGGCTGAGATCATGTCCGGTGAACGCATCGCGGTCAGCACAGGGACCGGGATAAACCCCAACCCGTAAGGAGAAGCACGTGGCAACGAACAACGCAAAGAGCGCAACGCCGGGCGGCACCGTGAGCGGTGACGCCATCTCGCAGCACAAAAAGATGGCCATGGGCACCATGCCCAAGGTGCCGTCGGGCAAAAAGACGCCCGCGTGAAAATCGAGGCGTTGCTTCAGCGTCTGGAGGAGGAGCAAGCGACGCTTGCTGTTGAGACACTGACGCAACCCTCGGGACGCGAGGCGTACGACTTCGGACGCGCTGTCGGCCTGTACGCAGGCATCGAGCGCGCCAAGATCGTGCTTCTGGATATGGTCAGGGAGCATGAGAAAAGAGGCTTTGACCTGTAATAGACACGGATGGAGTACCCATGTCTGACATCATCAACCAAGTATCGTTTGCGTACAGTAACCTCGACGAGGCGTTCCCGTCTGTCGACCCCAACTTCGTGCCGTTCGGCAGCCGCGTGCTGGTGCAGATCCGCTCTGCCAAGCGCAAGACGGCCGGCGGCATCATCCTGACGCAGGATGCTCGGGATACCGAGCAGTGGAACACGCAGGTGGCCAAGGTCATCTCCGTGGGCAGCCTCGCGTTCAAAAACCGCAACACACAGGAAGCGTGGCCTGAGGGTTCGTGGGCCGCGCCGGGAGACTTCGTTCGCACGCCAAAGTACGGCGGCGACAAGTGGACAGTTAAGCACGGTCCAAACAACGAAGATGAAGTGCTGTTCGTGCTGTTCAACGATCTCGACTTACTCGGCGCAGTGCCGGGTGATCCGCTGACGGTGAAGGCGTTTGTTTAACGATCTAGCGACACCCGTCGCTATAAGGCTGAAAGGAGCCGGTCATGAGTGACACACCAGATACCGAAGACGAGTTTGAGATCATCGAGGGCGCGCCGCCCGTTGAAAACGTGCTTGAGGCGGACGAAGACGAGGACGATGGCGAGGACGAGCGCCTAGCCTCCAGTCACGACGACACTGACGACGAGGTCGAGAGCCAGAGCCGCAAGCGCCGCGTCAAGCGCCGCGAAATCCAGAAGCGCGCCAAGGAGAACGCACAGCGCGAACTGGAGACACTGCGCCACCAGAACGGCGAATTGGCGCGCCGCGTGGCCGCCATTGAGGGCAACACGCTGGCCAACAACGTCAGCGCCATCGATCAGCGGTTCAATCAGGTGCAGCAAGAGGTGCGGCAGGCTGAGGTGATCATCGCCCGTGCCGTTGAGGCAGGTAACGGTGACGACGTGGCCACGGCCATGCGTCTGCGCGACGAGGCGCAGCGCGAGGCTGGCCTGCTCTGGCAGCAGAAGCAGCAGGTCGAGCATGTCCGCCAGCAGCACGCCAACCCGGGTCCAGATCCGCGCACGGTCAACTACGCCAAGGAGTGGCTGTCGGCCAATCCGTGGTACGACCCGTCCGGCCGCGACGATGACAGCGCCGTTGCCAAGGCGATTGACAACAACCTAACGGCGGCCGGGTACGACCCGACGAGCCGTGGTTATTGGGAGGAGCTGACGCGCCGTGTGGCTGCCCGCGTGGGCGGTTCTGCGGACGATGCACCGACCGCCGGCACACCGCGCCGTAAGGCCCCGCCACAGGGTCAGACGCGCGAATATGCGCCGACTTCCACCCGCAAAGAAATCTACGTGACACCCGAACGTAAGCAGGCTATGATCGAAGCGGGCATATGGGACGACGTTTCACGTCGCAACCAAATGCTCAAGGCGTATCAGGCCTACGATAAAAACGGTTCGGCTAGCTAAAGGAGTAAGCCAACATGAATGATGATCGTATGGACGACCGCCTCAAGAAGGAACAGGGTGTCGCTCGACGCGCCCGCGCAATGGATGACCGGCAGGTCACTGAAAACCGCGCGGTGACCGACGATGAGCGTCTCGAGATGTTCCGCATGCAAATGCACAACGACGCACTGCCTGATTTGCCGAAACTACCGGGATTTCATGTGTGCTGGCTAACGACCACCAACCCGCGCGACCCAATCCATCGGCGTATGCAGCTCGGTTACGAGCCTGTGAAGCCGGATGAAGTCCCCGGGCTGGAGTTCGCAACGCAGAAGACCGGCGAATGGGTCGGTTTCATTGCGGTCAACGAGATGCTCGCGTTTAAGCTGCCCGAAAGCCTGTATCAGGCCTTCATGAAGGAAGCTCACTACGACGCTCCGTTGCGCGAAGAGAACAAGCTCGCCGAAACCGCTGAGATTATGCGGGAACAGGCAGAGCGGTCGGGCAGTCGGCTCTCCGTGGGTGATGGCATCGAGGACATGCGTTTCAACGCGCCGCAGCTGGATGATTTCAGCTAAGGCGTTTCGCAACTCTCATCAAGGACATAGGATATGCCAAGCATCGCATCTCCGTACGGCCTGATCCCAGTGAACCATCCGTCGGGCGTCATCCGCCCGTTCGCGATGACCATTGTGACTGGCTATACGTCGAACATCTTTCAGAACTCGCCCGTCAAGATCGGCCCATCGTCGACCTATGAGGGCACCATCGTCGTCGCCACTGCCGGTGACACTGACGGTTTCATCGGCACCTTTCAGGGTGTCGAGTTCACCGACAGCGACGGCCGTCGCCGCGTCTCGAACAAGTGGACGGCCTCGCAGGCTGGCACTGACATCGTGGCGTACGTCACGCTTGACAGCACCATCACCTACCAGATCCAGAGCAACGCCGCTCTGGTGGTCGCTGATATTGGCAAGCAGTACGACTACTCGGCAGCCGCCGGGAACACGACCACTGGCCTCTCGAGCCAGTCGCTGAACGTCGCTTCTGTCGTCACTGACAGCGGCACCGCACAGCTCCGCCTGATCGGCATCGTCGCCGGTCCCGACAACAACTGGGGTGACACCTATGTCAACGCTCTCGTGCAGATCGTTGAACATCAGAATGTCGCCGTCAAGAACGCCTACTAGGAGGGCTTGAACCATGGCTATGCCAATGCGGAGTACTGACTTCCGCTCCATCGTTGAGCCTATTCTTAATGAAGAGTTCAACGGCATCTACGACCAGCGTGCAGACGAATGGTCGCAAGTCTTCAAAGAGTTCAAGGGCATCCCCCGGAACTACCACGAAGAGCCAGTCCTGTACGGCTTCGGCGCCGCACCGGAACTGCCGGACGGCATGCCCGTCACCTACCAGTCGGGTGGCGTGCTGTTCATCCAGCGTTACGTCTACAAGGTCTACGGTCTCGCTTTCGCGCTGACCAAGGTTCTTGTTGAGGATGGCGATCACATCCGCATCGGTCAGACCTACGCGCGTCACCTCGCGCAGTCGCTGATCGAAACCAAAGAGACCCTTGGCGCCAACATCCTGAACCGCTCGTTCACCGCAGCCTATCCGGGCGGCGACGGCAAGGAACTGGTTGCCACGGATCACCCGATCGCCAACGGCACCTTCTCAAACAAGCTCTCGACGGCCGCAAACCTGTCGCAGACCTCGCTTGAGCAGCTGCTGGTGCAGATCCGCAACGCCGTCGACAACAACGGCAAGCGCATCCGCTTGACGCCGAAGAAGTTGGTCGTTGGACCGAGCAACGTGTTTCAGGCCGAGGTCCTCCTCAAGTCTGTTCTGCGTGCCGGCACCGCGAACAATGATATTAATCCAGTCAAATCAATGGGTTTGCTGGATGGCGGTCAGGCCAACCTCTCGCGTATCACCTCGACCACCGCATGGTGGGTACAGACTGATGCGCCCGAGGGTCTCAAGCTCGCAATGCGTCGCAGCCTCGAGAAGTCAATGGAAGGCGACTTCGAGACGGACAGCATGCGCTACAAAGCCACCGAGCGTTACGCGTTCGGTTGGACGGATCCGCGCGGGGTTTACGGGACGCCGGGTATCTGAGTAAACTACTCAAATACAACGGAAAAGAGCGGCTCCCAGAGAAATCTGGGGGCCGTTTTTCTTTGTGCTATTGCCATTCCGACACCGGCTTTGTATGATACAAACTCTGCAACGGCTGGACAGGACACAAAATGCAACTGACACTGGGCGACGTGATCGCCAAGTTTCCCCCGCAAGTGCGGGAACGGTACGATTTCACGGCCGCGCGCTACACCGGCGCCCTGCAGCGCATCTCTGGCATTCGTTGCCACGAGCATGGCCTCTTCAGCCAGTATCCGGCGCAGTTGCGCAAGGACGGCGCGGGCTGCCCCTCGTGCGGAGGTGAGGTGCGCGCGTCAAAGCGGCGGTCGTCGCCAGACGATGTCCTCGCGGCGGCTCGCGCGAGACACAACGGCTTCTACACTTACGAGCGCGCGGTTTACGTGAACAACACCACAAAGTTCACCGTCACCTGCCCGGTGCACGGACCTTTTGACGTAGCGCCGGGCAATCACCTTTCCGGGGGCAAGGGCTGCCCTACTTGCGGTGCCATCAAGCGCGGGCACCGCAGCAACGTGGCCGGCGCGGCGCGCAAGACGGCGGACACGAAGCTCGCCAACTTTGCCGAGAAGTTTGCCCGCGACGCGCGTGAGGTGCATGGCGACGTCTATGGCTACGACGAGGTCAGATACGCGGGTGCCAAAAGCAAAATTGACATCCGGTGTGCCAAGCACGGGCTGTTCAGCCAGACGCCCGAGCATCACCTCAAGCGCGCCCACGGGTGTCCGGAGTGCTCGCACCACCGATCCAAGGGCGAAGCCGCGCTGCTGCGCTTCGTGTCTATCTACGCGGAGACGTGGACGCGAGATCGCGCCACCATAGCGCCAAAGGAATTGGACATCTACGCGCCCTCGGCGTCGCTGGCGATCGAATACTGCGGAGAATACTGGCACGCGGCGTCTTCCGTCGAGGAGGAGCGCAAGGATCGCACTCGCCACCTCGACAAACATCTGGCGTGCGAGGCGCAGGGCATTCGGCTGCTGACGGTGTACGAGAGCGAGTGGCTGGACAGGCCGCACGCCATAAAGCGGTTGGTGCGCAACGCACTCGGCAAGGGGCGTGGGCGGCTCATGGCGCGCAAGTGCGACTTGCGGCGTGTCGGCCACGTTGAGGCCGCGCAATTTTTTGAGGCATACCACCCGCAGGGTGGCGGCGGCTTCGGCGAGCAGTACGGGTTGTACCACCGCGACAAGCTGGTGGCCTGCATGCGGTTCACTTTCGGCGGCAATGATCGCGGGGCGCACGCGGATCGCGTGTGGACGTTGAGCCGGTACGCCACGCGCGTGTCAGTGGCCGGCGGAGCCTCGCGGCTGTTCTCCGCGTTCGTGGCCGATAGCGACCCGGAGACCGTGAAGTCCTTCTCGGACAATCGCTACTTCACAGGCGGCCTGTACGAACAACTGGGCTTTGCGTTAGAGGAGACGTCGGCGCCGGACTATCAGGTGTACCACCCGAAAACCGGACTGCTGCCCAAGACCGCGTGGCAGCGCCGCAAGATACCGGCGCGCATCCGCGATCTCCGGTCCCCCGAGGTCTTTGACCCAAGCACCGACGGCCGCAGCGAGCGCGATATGACGTACCTTTTGGGCGCGCAGCGCATGTTCGATTGCGGCAAAAAACGGTGGGTATGGCGGCGCCCATGAGCATCTAGCCAACGCCCCGGAGACGTGATAAAGCTGCCGTCGCTATAGCAGCACCTCTTCGCGAAGGAACTCACGTATGTCTCAGACGACTTGGACTGGCCCACTTGCCTCCGGCGACAAAAACGCCGGCGTCACTGGTGGCCCAAATATCGGTTTCGCGGTTCTTTCACAGACCGTGCTGATCGACTTCGATGTTACGCTTGTGCAGAACGCCACCGTGTATCTGCCGTACAACTCTCAGATCGTCGAGATCGTCGTTGATGTGCTGACCCAGTACAACAGCGCGACGTCGGCGACTGTGTCTGTCGGCACCTCCACTGGGGCCACGACGTACGCCAGCGGCGTCAATGCGAAGACCGGCGTGCGCGTGTATCCCACGCACACTGCGGCCCAGCTTGCTGCCATGGACAACATCGGCACGAACGGCACTGTGGTGGCTACGGTCACCTCGGTAGGCCAGCCTACCGCTGGTCAGGTGCGTGTCACCTACACCTACGTGCAGACCACCGCGCAGGACTAGTGACTGCCCTCGCGATTGGTGATACAGAACGGGGGCTGGCTTGACAGCCAGCCCCTAATTCGCAAGGACCACGCAACATGCGGCCCATTCAGAAGACACTCTCGTTTCAGGCGGCAAGCGCCACCGGAGTGACCACTGCGCAGACGCCAGTCAACGGCGTCAACCTGACCATCGACGGCGTCTACGCCGCCGCTGGCGTTGCCACCTTCTACGGCGCGACCATCGTCGCCTTCACCAGCACATCGAACCTGTCGACTGTGGTGTTCACCGTGAACGGCACCGATGCCTCGGGCGTCACGATCTACGAGAACGTGACCGGGCCGAACAACACGACCGTGAACACGACCAAGCTATTCCAGACTGTCACCTCCGTGGCTGTCGCAACCGTCACTGTCTTCACGACCGAGACGGTCTCCGTCGGCAACCCCAACAGCTCGTCCTTTGGGACTGGAGCGTGGTGGCCCCTCGACATCTACGTGCCCAATCAGGTGACCAACATTTCCTGCAACGAGCTGGCCGGTGCCGTGACGTACTCCGTCGAGTACACGAACGAAGATCCGTTCGACACGACGATCACGCAGCTCGCCGTGGCACACCCTGTCGCCGCGTTGACCGGCGCCACAACCAGCCAGACGCATTTCACCACGACCCTCATGAGGGCCGTGCGAGTGGTCACCAGCGGCAGCGGCACTCTCCGCGTCACCGTCGTCCAGCAGTCCACCGCGTAAAGGCACCCACCGTGGCGAACTTTGAGGCGAAGCGAGCGAGAGACCGTCAGCAAATCGACGACGCCCTCGGCGTGTCGCAGCGCCTCAAGCCCCTTGGCCCGGTGCCCAATCAGCAGCAGCCGGCTGTGCGCGGTCAGGCTGGCCCCATGGCGCAGCAGATGCCCGCAGGTGCGCCGAACCCCGGCGCACCCTTCGGCGCGCCTCCCATGGGCGCCCAGCAGCCCATGGGAGGCCGCTTCGCAGGTATGCAGGCTGGCGTGCAGGGCCAAGCTGGCCCGGTCAGCCTCGGCGTGCAGGGTCAACTTGGACCCGGTGGCGGTTTTCAGGGTGCCAGCGGCGGCGCGGGCATGCCCGTAGCCGGTGGCAACGTCGGCGTGAACGCCGCCCTCGACAATGAGATGAAGCTGCGGATGCTTCAGGCGCGCTATCAGCGTGGCCCGGTGTCCGTGTCCGGCGGCTATGAACCCGGCGCGGGTTTCGGTGGCGAGATGCGCTACGAGGACGGCCCGGTGTCCGTGTCCGGCGGCTACGACCCGGCGCGCGGCGCTAACGTCAGCCTCGGCGTCCGCCGGCAGTTCAAGGAGGGTGGCCTCGCCACCGCCGGCGCGTGGACGCGCAAGGAGGGCAAGAACCCCGAGGGTGGCCTCAACGCCAAGGGTCGCGCGTCACTCAAGGCGCAGGGGCAGGACATCAAGCCGCCCGTCAGCGCCAAGCAGGCGAAGAAATCACCCAAGGCTGCCGCCCGGCGCAGCTCATTTTGCGCACGGATGACTGGCATGGAGGGGCCGATGAAGGACGACAAGGGACGCCCGACGCGCAAGGCGCTGGCTCTGCGCAAGTGGGACTGCTGACATGAGTGCCTTCGCCGTCAAGCCCGTGTGGGACAAGAAACGCCCGAAGGGTCTCGGGGAGCCGGAGAGCCTTTCCGTCAAGCGGAAAGCCGCAGCAAAACGTCGGGCGAAGGCAGCGGGTCGCCCCTATCCAAATCTCGTCGATAACTTGGCTGCGGCCCGCAAGAAAGGTAAGTGACATGGACGGTTTCAAAAACACGACGCGCATGACGAACATGGACGGCGGCTCCTGCTACGCCAAGGGCGGCAGCGTCAAGGGCGCGGCCAAGGTCGGCAAGGTCATGGGCGAGTTCAAGGCCGGCAAGTTGCACAGCGGCAGCAAGAGCGGCCCGACGGTGACCAACCCGAAGCAGGCCACGGCCATCGCCATGAGCGAGGCCCGCAAGGCCGGCGCAAAGATGCCCATGAAGAAGGCCGGCGGCGGCCGCGTCAACCGCATGCCGCCGATCGGCGACAGCGTGGCCAGCGGCAACCGCATGTCGGAAATGGAAGCCAAAGAGATGCGCGAGCTGATGCGTCGCGCACCCGGAGCCGGTGCCATGTCAGAGCGTGAGATGCGCCAAGTGAAGAAGCGCGTCCCGGTGGCCCCGCGCCTGCCGCTGATCGGCGCCAGCGTAGACAGCGGCAGGCGCATGTCGCTCATGGACGCCGCTGATCGTGCCGCAGTGCTGCGCACGACCCCGCGCGCCAAGGGCGGCGCGATGGCGAAGAAGGGCGGTGGCCTTGCCGCTATGCCAAAGGGTGGCAAGAGCTGCTGACCCGCGAGGGGGCCGAGGTTGCAGCCTCGGCCCCCGCATGATACAAGACATTGGCCAGAAATGCCCGCCCTCGGTGGCCGGCTGCTGCTCTAACCACGCAGGCGGGGTCTGATGGCATTCTCCAACACCGTATCGCAGACAGTCTTCAACACCGGGCGCGTTATCGATAACGCATTCCGGCGCTGCCGCATTCCGGCCGCGATGATCACTGCTGAGTACATCGATATCGCCAAGGATCAGCTGTATCTGATCTTCGGCGAGCTGGCGAACCAAGGCACCCCCCTGTGGTGCATTGAGAAGCAGATTTACCCGCTGTACGACGGCGTCGGCGACATCACGACCGACACTGGCACGGTGGACATCCTGAACAGCAACCTGCGCTGGTTGCAGGAAGTCACTGGCGCCAACTACGACGGCCCGACGTTCCGCGAGGTGGACTTCTCCAACGCCACCTTCGTGACGACTGTGGGCGTCTTCTGGACGGCCGCGTCAGTGCCGATCTCGCTACAGCGCAGCGACGACAGCGTGACGTGGACCACCATCCAGACGGAGACGCCCAGCGCCGTCGCCGGGCAGTGGACGTGGTACGACCTCGACAGCAGCGTCGCGACGCAGTATTTCCGCGTGCTGGCCACCAGCGGCACGCTGAACTTTAGCCAGATTTACCTCGGCAACACGCCCACGGAAATCCCCCTCGCGCGCATCAACCGCGACGATTACACGAACCTGCCGAACAAGAGTTTCCAGTCCAACCGGCCGCTGCAATACTGGTTCGACCGTCAGGTCAACCAGCCGGTCATGCACATGTGGCCGGTGCCGAACGCCGGCGCCGCCACGTATCAGATCGTCCTGTGGCGCCAGCGTTACATCATGGACGTCGGCACGATGACGCAGGAGATCGAAATCCCGCAGCGTTGGTATGAGGCCATCGTCGCACTGCTCGCCACCCGGCTGGCACTTGAGGTTCTCGAAGTTGACCCGCAACTCGTGCCGACGCTGAACGCGCTGGCCGACAAGGCGCTGATGATTGCGCAGATGGAAGAGCGCGACAACTCGCCGATGATGATTCAGCCGAACATCGGCCCCTATACGCGCTGATGCCAAATGAGGGCTTCCTTGACACGCGCGGCAAGCAGTGGCTGGCAATCGGCATCTGCGACCGCTGCAAGCGCAAGTTTCCGCTTGAGGAGTTGTGGTCTGACCGCAACAATCCGGGGCTGAAGGTGTGCGTCAATGACCTCGACGACCTCGACCCGTGGCGCATCCCGGCGAACGTCGAGGACAACATCGTCCTGCGCCACCCGCGCCCCGATACGCCGCTGTCCTGATGGCGCGCTTCCTCAACACCCGAGGCAACCCCTCGCTCGGCATCGGCATCTGCTCGCGCTGCTCGATCAAGATGCCGCTACACAAGCTGAACGCCGACCCGAACTTCCCCGGCCTGCGCGTCTGCGACAAGGACATGGACCAGTTTGACCCGTACCGCCTCGGGCCTCCGCCGACGGACAACATCGTGCTGCCGTTCACGCGGCCAGATACTGCTATCCCGACCAACCCGTCCGGTGCTATATCGCAGGACGGCAACCTCTTCCTAATCACCGAGGACAGCGACGACTTCCTCACTTTTTCCGAGGGTAATGGCGCGTGAGCAATGTCCCCACAAACCTGATCCCCACGCGGATCACGCAACTGCCGGAGTACGTTGGTACCAGCACACTGGGCTACATGCCGTACGTCATCGACGGGCGCACGTACAAGGTGCAGTTCACCAACATCGCCGCCGTCGGCGCGGTGCCGTCCACGCGCGTCATCGGCACTGGTGACGGTCTTCAGGGCGGCGGTGACCTCAGTCAAGACCGCACGCTGTCGATCATCCCGCACGGCGTGGGCTTTGCGCAGTTGGACTTCACGGGCGTCGTCGCCAACACCTACGGCGGCGCGGACACGATCCCGGCCGTCACTATTGACGCCACTGGGCGCGTCACGGCCATTGTCGACACGCCCGTCGTGCTGGCCAACTACGTGCCGTCCAGCCGCACGGTGTCTGCCGGGGCCGGCCTGACCGGCGGCGGGCAACTCAACAGCAACATTACGCTCGCGCTCGACCCGTCGAACGCGACGCCAGAACCCTTGGGTGCTGCCTCTGCCGGGATCGGTTTGCTGGCTGCGCGGGAAGATCACGTCCACCCTGCGGTGGACCTGACCGATACCACGGAAACCCAAGGAGTGCTCCCCTTGGGCCGTGGTGGCACCGGCGACGCAATCTCCCCCGTCGTCGGTGCCGTTATCTACGCCGATAACGACAGCCTGAACCAGACCACGGCAGGTAATGCCGGGCAACTGCTCACCTCGGCCGGCGGCTCGGGCGCGCCGTTCTGGCAAACGTTGGTGGCCGGCAGCAACATCACCATATCGCAGGGCAGCGGCACAATCACGATCAACGCCACTGGCGGCGGTGGTGGCGGTGGCACCGTTACCAGCGTCAGCGGCACCGGCACGGTTAGCGGCCTGACGCTGACCGGCACCGTCACTACTAGCGGCAGTCTCACGCTGGGCGGTACGCTCGCAGTCACACCAGCAAACTTTGCCTCGCAGACGGCGAACACGTTCCTTGCGGCTCCGAATGGCGTCGCGGGTGCTCCAACATTCCGCGCCATTGTTGCGGCGGACGTGCCGACGCTAAACCAGAACACGACCGGAACAGCGGCCAACGTGACCGGCACCGTGGCGGTGGCAAACGGCGGCACAGGCCAGACCAGCTACACGGACGGGCAACTGCTAGTCGGCAACACGACGGGCAACACGCTGGCCAAGGCGACGCTGACGGCAGGTTCGGGCATCACGATCACCAACGGCCCCGGCAGCGTCACTATCGCCGCCACTGGCGGCGGCGGGGGCACAGGCACGGTGACGAGTGTCGGCCTCTCCGGCGGCACCACGGGCCTCACAGCCACGTCCGACACGACGAACCCCATTACGACGTCCGGCACCTTCACGCTTGGCGGCACGCTGGCCGTGGCCAACGGCGGCACCAACAGCACGTCCACGGCAACTGCCGGCGGCGTGGCTTACGGCACCGGCACGGCCATCGTCGTCAACGCCGCCGGGCCGGCGGGCTACGTCCTCACCTCGGGCGGCGCAGCGCCTCCTGTGTGGACGCCCGTGGCGTCGCTGGCGGTTGGCACTGAGGCGTACTGGGGTTCGTTCTGGGATACCACGACGCAGACTGCGGCAGCTATCAACACCGCGTACACGCTGACATTGAACAGCGCCGACGTGGAAAATAACGGCGTAACTGTCGTCAGCGGCTCGCAAGTGACGTTCATTCACGCGGGCGTCTACAGCCTAACATTCTCCGCGCAGCTTACGAACACGGACAACTCAAATACCGCGCACATAGCAAATATATGGATACGCAAGAACGGCGCAGATGTTACCGCCACGGACAGCAAGTTTACGGTGCCGGGCAAGTTTGGCTCAGTGCAGGGTGCGATAATCGGCACTGTGAACTTTGTGCTGCCTCTCGCTGCAAGTGACTACATTGAGCTTATCTGGTCGGCGGATGATACGTCACTGGCCGTGGCATCTTTCCCCGCAGGCACGACGCCCGTCAGCCCGGTTGTGCCGAGCATCATCTTCACTGCCGTGGCTGCGGCTCCGGTGGGCCTCGGCTATGCCGGCGTCGAGAGTTTAACTTCGCTGACGGTCGGCACCGGGTCGAGGACATTCACGGTCAACACGAACGCCACCGACACGGCCTTCATCGTCGGCAATCGCGTGCGGCTGGTCAACAGCTCCGTGAATTACATGGATGGCGTGATCACCGCGTACAGCGGCACGAGCATGACCGTCCTCGTCGATGGCACGGCGGGTTCCGGCACCTACACGGCGTGGTTCGTCACCCTGACGGGCAGCGTGGGCGGCGTGACATCGTTCTCTGGTAACTCGACGGGCCTGACGCCCTCGACGCCCACGGCCGGCGCAATCTCACTGGCGGGGACGCTTGTCGCGGTCAACGGCGGCACGGGACAGGCCAGCTACGCCGTCGGCGACCTGCTGTACGCCTCGACGACGACGGCGTTGTCCAAGCTGGCAGATGTCGCCACGGGCAATGCGCTGATCTCTGGCGGCGTGGGCGTTGCGCCGGCTTACGGCAAGATCGGTCTCACGACGCACGTCAGTGGCACGCTGCCCGTCGCTAACGGCGGCACCAATAGCACTGCCACCCCAACAGCGGGCGGCGTGGCTTACGGCACTGGGACGGCTTACGCGGTAAACACAGCGGGAACGTCTGGCCAAGTGCTCACATCCGCCGGGGCAGGTGCTCCGACATGGACAACGCCGACCACAGGCACTGTGACCAGCGTCACCGGCACCGCGCCCGTCGTGTCGAGCGGCGGCTCAACGCCAGCGATCAGCATGGCAGCGGCGACCGCGCTCGTTAGCGGCTACCTGACCAGCACTGACTGGGCGACATTTAACGGCAAAGGTGTCGGCACCGTCACGTCTGTCGGCGGCACGGGTACGGTCAACGGCATCACGCTGACCGGCACCGTCACCAGCAGCGGCAGTCTCACGCTCGGCGGTACGCTGTCGGGTGTCTCACTGACATCGCAAGTGTCTGGCACGCTGCCTGTGGCAAACGGCGGCACGGGCGCAACAACGCTGACCGGCGTCGTTATTGGCAATGGCACCTCGGCGTTCACGGTCAAGACCAATCCGACCGGAGACTTTGTCGGCACCACTGACACGCAGACCCTCACGAACAAGACATTGACCAGCTACACCGAGACCGTTTTTGCTGTTGTTGACGCTGCGGGTGCCGTCCTTGACCCAAATAATGGTAGCATTCAGACATGGACGCTGGGCGCAAGCCGCACTCCCACGCAAGCGAACTGGGCCGCAGGGCAGTCGATCACATTGATGATCGATGACGGCACGGCGTACACGGTGACGTGGACGACGCTTGGCGTGGTCTGGGAAACCAACGGCGGTGTAGCGCCGACGCTGGCGACTACGGGCTATACGGTTATCGTTCTGTGGAAGGTTGGCACGACGATCTACGGCGCGCGAGTGGGTGACGCCTGATGCTGTCACAGAGACTCAAAGGGGCAACTGCCACGCCGACTGCGGCGCAGTATATAGCAGTTGCGCACGTCAGCACCCCACTCATCACAGCATATCCGTGGAGCGGCAGTGGCTTTGGAACGAAGTTTACTGATCCGGCAACGCTGCCAACTGGCAATAGCCGTGGCGTAGCGTTCTCCCCCGCTGGCAACGCCATTGCTGTAGCGCACAGTACGACGCCATTCGTAACGGCCTACCCGTGGAGCGGCAGCGGCTTTGGAACTAAGTTCTCCAACCCAACAACGTTGCCGACTAACACTGGCAACGCCGTAGCGTTCAGTCCCTCCGGTAATGCCATCGCCGTGGCACACAACACATCCCCATTCATCTCAACCTATCTTTGGGCCAGTGGTTTTATTGCAAGGTATGGCAATCCAGCAACGTTGCCTGCAAGCACTGGCCGTGGCGTAGCGTTCAGTCCCTCCGGTAATGCCATCGCCGTGGCGCACAGCACATCCCCATTCATAACCGCTTATCCGTGGAGCGGCAGCGGCTTTGGAACGAAGTTCTCCAACCCAGCGACGTTGCCTGCCGGGCAAGGCGACGGCGTGGCCTTTTCTCCTTCTGGAGATGCTATTGCCGTAGCGCACACCTCTACGCCGTTCATCACAGCATATCCGTGGAGCGGCAGCGGCTTTGGAACTAAGTTTACTGATCCGGCAACGCTGCCAACTGGCAATGGCCGTGGCGTAGCGTTCTCCCCCGCTGGCGACGCCATCGCCGTAGGGCACGAAGTGTCCCCATTTGTCACGGCCTACCCGTGGAGCGGCAGTGGCTTTGGAACTAAGTTTACTGATCCGGCAACGCTGCCGCCGTTCCAATGTAACAGCGTAGCTTTTGGAGCAATATAACATGAACAAAATAGAAATCCTCACCCCCGCCCTCGCTCACCGTGAAGCCGAGGTGTTCCAGCATCAGATCAATATCGACAACTACACGCTGGCGATTGCGGAGATTGACACCAACTACGCAGACGACGCGGCCATCCAAGAGTTCCGCGCCCGTCTCGCTGACCTGCTGGCCTCGTCCATCATCGAACAGCGCAAGGAAATCATCATGCGCGACGTGATCGCCAAGCAGTTGGAGGGCTGATGTTCTACATCCTGACCGTACCGGGTGAAGATCCGGTCTACCCCTACACGCTCACTGACCTGACGCGCGCCAACCCCGGCACGTCGTTCCCGCGTGACATGGCAGGCTTCGACGGCAGCGACTGGTATTGCTACCCGGTGCAGGACACGACGCCGCCGGAGGCCACTGGCATGGTGGCGCAGCGCATTGCGCCCGAACTGGTGGACGGCGTGTGGCAGGAACGCTGGGCACTTACCCCGTATACGCAGCAGGACATTGACCAGCAGTGGGGTGCTGTCCGAGGCGACCGCAACGCACGCCTCGCAGCCTGCGACTGGACGCAGGTAGCCGACGCACCTGTTGACCAAGTAGCATGGGCTGTTTACCGGCAGGCGTTGAGGAATGTCCCGACGCAAACCGATCCGTTCAACATCGTGTGGCCCGAGCAGCCATGAACGCCGCACTATCATTGCCGCCGCACCGATCTTCGGCTATGGTCCGCCGCGCTAACGGAGGAATATTCTAATGGCGGCCAGTGGCTTTACGCCCATACAACTCTACCGCTCGGCTACGCCGGGCGTCGTTCCTTTGGCTGGTGATCTGGCCGTTGGCGAGTTGGCGCTCAATACCGCCGACGAGAAACTGTACTTCAAGAACTCCACCGGCAGCGTCGTGTCTATCGGCCCCGGCGGCACGCTGACCGTTGCTAGGGGTGGGACTGGAGCCACGACGCTTACGGCCAACAACGTCATCCTCGGCAATGGCACCAGCGCGGTGCAGTTTGTCGCGCCCGGAACCAATGGCAACATCCTGACATCGAACGGGACGACGTGGACAAGCGCCGCTGCCGGCGTGTCACTGTCCGGCGTCACGCAGTCAACAACCCCGTTTGAAACGTCGCTTGGCTTTGAAGCTGGCCTCAATACGACTGGCGCGAGTAATACCTTCGTCGGATATCAGTCGGGCAAAGCCAACACGACAGGCGCCAGCAACACTGCTGTTGGGAGGGGATCGCTCGACGCCAACACTACTGGTGCGGCCAACTCATCTGTTGGCTCAAATGCGCTAGGCAGCAACACAACCGGCGGCGATAACACCGCCATTGGTGCCAGCGCATTGTTTGGGAACACCACCGGCCTCAGTAACATCGCCATCGGCATTTCTGCCTTGTTTAACAATGTCAGCGGGAACTACAATACTGCCGTAGGCGGGTACGCGCTTACCACTGCAACAGGCGCGAACTGCACGGCCGTAGGCAACGATGCATCGCGTTTTAACAGCACGGGCGCAGGCAACACGACTATCGGTTATCAGGCAGGCTATAGCATCACCACGGGCAGCAATAACATTGTCATCGGTAACACCGCAGACGCCACCGCTAACAACGTCAACAATGAAGCTACCATCGGCAACAGCAGCATCGCGACGCTGCGCTGCCAAGTCACGACGATCACCAGTCTGTCTGACGCGCGAGACAAGAGCGACGTAGCTGATCTTGACGCTGGTCTGGCTTTCGTCAATGCGCTGCGTCCGGTTCGTTTCACGTGGGACATGCGCGACGGCGGCAAGGTTGGTGAGGCTGACACCGGCTTCATTGCGCAGGATCTGCAGGCGGCCATGGCCAGCACCGGCGTCGATCTGCCGGGCCTCGTCTACGACATTAACCCCGACAAGCTCGAGGCGGGTTACGGCAAGCTGCTGCCCGTGTTGGTCAGGGCTATTCAGGAATTGAGCGCAGAGGTCGCCACCCTCAAAGCCGCGAGAGGCATCGCATGATCGAACAGCTCATCAGCCGCGTCTTTTACGCCCGCAACGCCGCACACTTCGCGCACTGGCGCGCCAAGGGCGACGGCAGCTTCGCCAAGCACATCGCGCTGGGTGAGTTCTACGACGGCGTCATCGACGCCGTGGACCCCCTCGTCGAGGCGTATCAGGGCGCGTTCGAACTGATCGGCAACATCCCGGGACCGGAGACGCCGAAGGGCGACGTCCTGAAGCTGCTCGAGGTCGACGCCGCGTGGATCGAGGAGAACCACGAGGGCATCTGCCGAGGCAACCGCGCCGTGGCAAACCTCATCGACACGCTGACGGGCGTCTACCTGTCGGCGATCTACAAACTCCGCAATCTCAAGTAACGGACCACAACATGGCCGAGATCGACGAGACGAAGGCGCGCCTCCAGACCCATGAGGAAGTGTGTGCGCTGCGCTACGAGGGGCTGTGCGCCCGCCTGAAGCGGCTGGAGGCCGTCAGCTTGGGCGTCGCGGGTTTCATCATCGCACTGCTGCTGGCCATCGTTCTGAAGCTAAACTGATGGCCAATCAAAACACCGACCTCACGGCCATCGACGCCGAGCGGATCGCTGTGTGGGAGGCGTGTGGCCGCAATCAAACCGCAGCGGCTGCCAGATTGAACTGCTCCCGCGACGCCATCGTCAAGGCCGTTCGCCGCACCTTCGGGCATGCTTACCTATCCGCCGGTTTGGCGCACCAAGAGACGGTAGCCGAAGAGCTTCCGCCGTCCGATCTGCCATTCGACGAGCGGCTGGCAACGATGAAGACGCGCAACAACCTGCGCATTGTCCACGCCCGCGCGGCGTCGTGGCAGACTGTGCGCGTGCCGATCTCCGGGCCGTACGGCATCTGCTGGTTCGGCGACCCGCACCTCGACGACCCGTTCTGCGACCTCGACAGCGTTGAGCGCCACGCGCGCATCTGCGCCGAGACCGATGGCATGTACGGCGCGAACGGCGGCGACAGCATCAACAACTGGGTCGGGCGGCTTGAGCGCCTCTACGGCGAGCAGTCTGCCACGGTGTCCGAGGGCTGGGAACTGGTCGAGTGGCTGCTCAAGGGTCTGGGTGTCCGGTGGCTGCTCTGGCTACTCGGCAACCACGACACGTGGAATACCGGCAAGCGCATCTTCGAGGGCCTCAACACCAACCGCATCCTGATGCGCGACTGGGACGCCAAACTGAAACTAGTGTCGCCGGACGGCGCGGACGCCACGGTGTGGGCGCGTCACAACTTCAAAGGCTCGTCGATCTACAACGAACTGCACGGCCTCAAGCGTGCGGCAATGATGGACGAACATGCGGACATCTACGCCGCTTTTCACATTCACACGTTTGCCACCGGCAATGTCGAGCTGCCCGGCGGTCGCCGCGCTTGCCTTGTGCGCGCGAGAGGGTATAAGGACGCTGACGATTACGCCCTCAAGGGGCAGTTCACGGAGCAGCGTGATGGGCAGTCCGTCGTGACAATCGTGACGCCCCGCGTCGGCCAGCGCCCGCTGGTGCAGGCGTTCGACAACGTCGAGATGGCGGCGGACTTTCTCACGTTCCTGCGGCAGAAGGAATAGCTGATGACGGCACCCCTCCCCCGTTGGATGAAGACCGCCACGTTGTTTCGCGGCCTCAAGGAAGTCCCCGGCCCGCGCCATAACCCGACGATCCTCGGATGGCTGGGGACGCTGAAGGCGTGGTGGCGCGAAGACGAGACGCCGTGGTGCGGCGTGTTCGTGGCGTACTGCATCAAGGAGGCGGGTCTTCCGTATCCCAAGCTGTATATGCGCGCGAAGGCGTGGAGCGACTATGGTGCGCTGCTCCGCCCCGACGCGCTCTCGCCGGGCGCCATCCTCGTCTTTGACCGGGAAGGCGGCGGCCACGTCGGCTTCTACGCCGGCGAGGATGCCGGCCACTATTTCGTCCTTGGCGGCAACCAGAACAACGAGGTCAGCGTCATGAAGCTAGGCAAGACGCGCCTGCTCGCGTCGCGCTGGCCGAGGGGTGAGCCTGTGCTGGGCAAGCCCGTGCAGCTGAAGATCGGCACCGTTTCCACCAACGAGCAATAGGAGGCTCATATGTCCACCGTGAACTTCATTCTGACGCGCCTGAAAGAGCCGTCGACCTACGCCGGCCTGTCGGTCATCGCACTGGCGCTCGGCGTCTCCGGCGAGCTGTACAGCGCCATCTCGACTGCCATCGCCGGCGTCGCCGGGCTGGCCGCCGTCCTGCTGGCAGAACGCGCCAAGTGATACGGCTCCTGTCGTCTCTGCTGGCTCTTGTTGAGAGGCTCTGCGCCCTCCTCGACAGGGAGCAGTGGAAGAAG